ACCACTTGAAAATTTTAAAAGACGCCGATTTATTAGAGGTCAGAGAAGAAGGAACTAAAAATTTTTACTATTTAAAACACGAAAATAAAAATATATATAAACTAAGAGATTTTTTGTCTGACGTAATAGATGAAATAGAGGAGCTAAAAAACAGTGAAGAAAATTCTGATAGTTGAAACAAATGTCAATCAATACAAAGGAACAAATAAAGCTACTGGGCTTTGGCTAGGAGAAACAGTAGAATTTTTAGCAGAAATCTATAAATATCAATTTGAAGCTGATTTTGTCAGTCCGTTAGGTGGTTATGTACCGATTGACCCTCGAAGTATGAGAAATCTAGATTCTGATGTAATAGACCTTTATTCTAATAAAGCTTTTATTGAAAAAGGTTTGAGGAATACGTTGTCTCCTGCAAACGTAAAGAGCAAAGATTATACTGCTATTTACTTTACTGGTGGGGGTGGGCATGGTGTCATGTGGGATTTTCCCGAGAATAGTGCATTACAAAAAATAGCTAGTGATATTTATGAATCAAATGGATATGTGTTATTTGTGTGCCATGGTATAGCAGGTTTATTTAATATCAGACTTGCTAATAATGACTATTTAATAGCAAATAAAAAATTGACTGGTTTTACTAAAGCGGAGGAATTATTGGCGATGAAAAGCAAAGTAGTTCCTTTTGATAATGAAGAGATGACTGTAAGGAGAAAAGGATATTTTATCAAGAAGCGTTTCTTTAAGAGTCATGTGGTAAAGGATGGACATCTGATTACTGGACAAAATCCGTATTCAACAAGAGAACTAGCACGAACATTCATTAAGGAGGTTATCTAAATGCAAACAGTTATTGGCAGTAATGGCTAAATTGGATACGAGTTAGCAAAAGAACTTAATCAAACTTACGGGAAACAGCTTCGCTTAGTTAGTCGAAATCCGAAATCAATCGACGATACAGACGAACTAATCTCAGCGGATATTTTTAGATCGTGAGGCAACTATTCGCGCTGTAGCAGGAAGTGAGATTGTTTATTTTGCTGCAGGATTACCGATGGACTCCGAACAGTGGAAAACAAAATTTGAAATCATGTTAGAAAACGTCATACAGGCTTGTAAAGAAACAAAGGCGAAATTATTTTTTTCGATAATACTTATATGTACGAAAAAAATGACACGGAACAATTTGAGGATAGCAAATTTATTTATGATGGTATCAAATCCACTGTTCGAGCTAAAATGGCAGACCGGCTAGTGACTGAAATGGAGAATCCTGACATAGATGTGATGATTTGTCGCGCTCCTGAATTTTATGGACCTAATAAGACGCAAAGTATTACAAACAGTTTATTGTTTAACCGAGTGAAAAATGATAAGACTGCTTTGTTACCAATTTCTGATCAAACATTAAGGACATTAATATGGACACCTGATGCTAGTAAAGCCATGGCGCTTTTAGCAAATCAGCCTGACACTTATAACCAAACCTGGCATCTACCTTGTGATGTAAGTCGAACATATGAAGAGATGATAAAGTTGATGGAAGAAAAATTGCACAAACCGGTAAAATATAAAGTGATCAAACAATGGATGTTTGATCTTGGCTCTATATTCAATAAAAATATGCAAGAGCTAAAAGAGTTATTACCTAGATATCATTATGACAACAAGTTTAATTCTGATAAATTTAAAAAGAAATTTCCAGATTTTGAAATAACAACATTCTCAAATGCATTAGACGATTTATTCAAGTTAGAAAAGTAATATTACTCGAGAAAAAAACGATAGTTGACTTTCCATATTTAATGGATGTCAACTATCGCTTTTTCGTTTTATCTCATGGCTAGAATAACAATTGCCAAGTAAAGCCAAACTTGTCAGTCACCCAGCAAACTTCCGTATACTTCTCATAGTTTTTTTCATGCATCATTACAGTTCCGCTATCTTTTAATGTATTAAACGCCTGATCGAATTCTGCCTGATCATCTACTTCAATCAAAATGGTAGATGCCCAGGTGGAGGCAGGTGCAGGGAAATCTTTTGACATATCCAAAAATCCAATTACTTGATTGCCTAATTTAAGTTCGCCTTCAAGGATAAGATCCGGTTCCTCTTTACTGGTATCTCCATACCGATTCAACTTAGTGATTTCGGAGTTAGGAAAAGCTTTGTGATACCAATTGATTGCTTCTTCTGCTTGACCATTATACGTCAAAAACGGCAATATTTGCTTCATCTTTTTCCCTCCAGATTCCTTTTTGTGAGATCGATTGCAAAGCGATTGTAACATGGAATGGGTAAAAAAGACTAAGGAAAGGAACTAAATCGAAATGGTGAATTCTCCTGCATAAGTTTCATGGGATTCTTTAAGTGTTTATGACAAGTTTTTCTTTCATTAATAATCAGTCTAGTATTTATATAAAAACGCGGATAGCAAATATAATAGGGCAATATGTGCCGGATAAAAGATATAGAAGAAATATTTCATTCCTTTTCCTTTTTGTCCGTTATATAACAATATCGGGATGACTGAAAAGATCATTATCCACTGGGTCGTACCCAAGAAGAAGTATATGCCGGCAACGATTGAGATAATAATACATTGAATGCTACGGTGATTTCTTGCTAAATAAAGTAAAGGAATCAAAAGAACCATAAAATTATTTTCTGCTAAAAGCAGT